TGATGATACTCTTTTGAATCGTTAAACATCTTTGTAATTTTTAGCCATTTTACGATGTTTCCTATAAGTTGAAAAGCCTCTTTTACAGGGGCTTTTTTATGTCTGTCCAAAAATACCCAAAAAGAACCCTACAAACTCAATTTTTCTAAATTCAATGTAAATACTATTACAAAACAAAATAGGAGAAAAAATGAATATTACAGAATTAAGAAAAGCAGAGCGTAAAAACTACCTAAAAGAGCAACGCAGATTAGCTAAACTGGATAGAACTAAAAATAATGTATATCCAAATGTTAATGTCGGCTTAGATAGTGAACTGCAACTTATAGAGAAATGCAAGGAATATTAAAAATCGACAAAAGTTTATTTTTTGCCTCTTTATAATCAATAGGTTACAGCAGAAAAAAAACAAAAAAACACAAAGTAATAGCAACACCAGTGGTAGGTATAAAAAGAGCTAAAAACCTACCTAAAAAACTATAGGAGAAAATAAAATGGCTATATTAAAAGACAATGAGATTCGTAAAAGAAACACAACTAAATCAACATATATTGTAATAGGCGAGAAAGTAAGAAAAGACTTATTAACAATAATCAAAGCACTTAAAACTGAACCAACCCCACCTAAATATAACACTAATGACGATAATGCTTTGCATTCAATGGATAAATGGCTAAAGGAAGATAGGGACTTTAATGAATTACAATGGCTTAAGTTTAGCAAAATGCTTGATAAATTTGGATTGCCAAGCACTCTACAAGAACTTGCAAAGGAATTAGACTGGGAATTTGGAACAAATCTTAATAAAGTTGATATGTTTAAGATTATGGAAAGTAGAAGACAAAAGAAAAAAGATGAAAAGATGAAAACTGTTAGCGATATACCAACAATAATTAACTCTAAATTAAATTTGAGTCTGTTTGAAGGTGTTAGGTAAAAAAACAGATGATACTTTTACCATAATAACCGACTTTAATAAAAAGTTGTAGTAAGTTATACATAACCAAATAACAGCGTATAAAAGGAACAATGAAAATGAATGAAGCACAAATAGGGTTTTTATTAGGACAGATAGTTGGATGGATAGTTAATATTGGTATTGCTATCATACCAATTTATATTGCTTATATGGCAATAAGAAGATCAAAAAAAAGGACTGGTAAGTGAATAAAGAAAAAACAATAGATTTATTAGATGCAGTAACAGTATTAGAAGATACAGTTAAAAAACATAACTTAAACGAAAACGAACAAGAACAAGTGTTGGTTTTTATAAAAAATAGATTCTTAGACATATTAAACATTAAAAGAAACATTAAAGGAGGCAAAAATGAAAGATATTTGGCTGAATAACAAGAAGTATATTATTTTGGTAGTAATAGGAATGGTGTTATTTAAACCTGCATTGGTGTTGATGAATAATGCCCCTGTTATTACATTTATTGCAGTCGGAAGCAGTGTTTTAGGCTTGATTTATCTCTTACTCAGAATGGTAATTTTAAGGAATAACAATGAATAAGAAAGCTAACAACAGATAAATAGAAAAAGATTTTCTATTTAATTTGTAATAGATACAACAAAAAAGTATTGCCTTAATCAATTTGGCTACTAAGAAACAAGAATTAAAGGAAAAACATGGAACATATAGATTATGGAACAATAACAAATGTTTACTACAGAAATGATATTGATAGATATTATGTAAGGTTTAGACGTAGAGGGCAGTATTTCCTTAGCCCCTTATATAAAACTGTTGAAGAGGCTATTAAAGCTCGTAACTATATGCAACAAATAATTCCTAAAAGCTGTACTCGTAAATATGGAAGACATAAAATATCTAACTACGATATTCCTACTTGGCTATTAAGTAAATTCCTTAAAGGAGAAGAACAAGAAATTGCTTGCGATAAACCTCTAAACTTAAAAGAATACGCAAGTAAGAACGGTGTCCACCGCTATGCTAACTTAAAACAAAAACAAGCTGTATTAAATGAATGATACAAATACATCTAATACATCTAATAAAGAGTTAGATAGAATAGAATTTAATAAACTGTTAAAAGATACAAGATTGGCTTTTCAAACTGTTATAAAACAAAATAAAAAAAAAGATAAACCTAAACAGAAATAGGTCGTTTTTTGAACAATATGAAATTATAGTTAATTTTTTTACTGAATAAGGAATTAACTATGCAACTTAAAAAACATAACCACTTACAACATCTACAACTTTTACAACACTTCATTTCCGAACAACAACTGTATATATTAACTCTTGCACTTAATGGAGAAGAAGGCCAGTACTTTAAAGTGCTTATTGATAATATAAGTAACATAATTGAAACTATGCCTAAAACATACGAACAAGACGGTAAAGGAAATGATGCTATCGCTTACTTACATTACTTTAACGCAAATATGGACTTTTATATTACTGAAAAAGATATGTGCAAAGAACAATTACAAGCATACGGATTGGCCGATTTAGGATATGGTGCCGAACTTGGCTATATTTCTATTAAAGAACTTATTGACAATAACTTAGAAATAGATTTACACTTTAACCCTAAACCTCTTAAAGAACTTAATAAGAATATATAATCTATAAGCCTTTAACTCCTTTAACTCCTTTAACTCCTTTAGCACTTTACTATTAAGGTGCTTTTTTTTGACTAAAATATCTGCTGAGTAAGTCTATGAAACAAAAAGTTACTAATGTAAACAATGAAACTAATACTGTTACTGTTGAACTTGAATTTGAAGACTTAAAAAAAATTGATATGGATTTATTAACTAAATGTATTGAAGTACCAGCAATTCCTTTCGAGTATTTCCCACACTGCGTTTACGAACACGCTGAATTATTTGATGTAAATAATAAAGCTCTAAATATGTTTGAAATTAAACTAAATCTTATTGATAGTGATGAAAACACACAGGCTTTAATGATTAAACTTCTTAATAATAATAAACCTTATTTCTATGTGGATAAACAACATGCTCAATTTGATAATGAACTTTCTAAAACTTACTGGAAAAATTACTGCGTAGGATACGAATATAATGATAATGAAATTCAGTTCTCTTTAGATGTTCTGTTTTATAAAACCTTTTTAAATGACTTTGCTGATTTTTTTATAAATTCAAAAACATTTATAACAGCTAACTATATTAACTCTATCAAAGATAATGGCTTTGAAAACGAAAAAGACTTACATGAACAAGTACAAGAATATATATTAAAACTTAATGAAGCTGGTTATAATAAACTTACTAAAGATAAACTTTTATCATTGCTTATGTTAACTGGCGCTAATGTTGATATTGCTAACGAGATAATAACTTTCTTTGCTCTAAAAGGCGAATTGATGTAAGTTTAATAAAGTTATGAATAAAGAACTTATATTGGTAGAAACGGAATTGAAGAAGTGTATTTGAAGTGTATTTAACTGTTAGACAAACTGTAATTAGTTATAAGCTGTTACTGTTTAAAAGATAATAGTTATATAGTTGATGTATTATCTTTTGTAAGAATGCTTAATGTATTATCTTAATTGCTGATAGTTTAATTTAATTTTGGGGATAGTTTAATTTAATTTTGGGGATTATAAAGAATATTGATATGTTACGGCTCACCATTAATATAACACTGTTTAATAAATCACATTACCTTGCATTGCCTTGCACTAATACTCCGCTTATTCACTACATTAACAACACAATCTGCATATATCTGCACATATATTTGTAAAGATTTGCAAACCTTTACCCTAAATAAAACTCTACATAATATATCTCACTGAAAGATATAGATATATTTCGTAAACACGGTTAATTTATAATTGCTCGCGTTTTAAGGTAATGAATATTTGTATGGGCTGGTAGTGGCGTATCCCAAAAAATTTGAGTCGATGGATTATTATATAACACCTCTCATTTCTCACATAAAAAATACCCCTATTATACAAACCTATTGAACAAACCTATTGAACAAACCTATTAAACAAAACAGCTTTTTCGCTTTCTTACATATTCTTAAATATTCTCACATAAAAAATACCCCTAAATAAAATTTCAACACTTCAACACTTCAACACTTCAACACTTCAACACAGTAACTCTTTAGCATTTCACCCCCTCAGTCCTTTAGCACTACAACCTATTGTAACCTTAATGATAAAACTCAAATTTAATACTAAATACAGTTATCTACGAAACAGGAGAAATTAAATGGGTAGAGGATCAATAAGATATGACAGTAATGGAAATGTAATACAAAGAAAACCAAGAATCTCACGTGGTAGAAATTATGGACGCAAAGCAAGAGAACGGAGAGATAGAGAAGAGCGACAAGAAACAAACCGATTATTACAAGAACAAAGGGATAAGCGTAATAGAGAGCGTGAAGCTAAGAAAGAAGCAGAGCGTGAAAATCAAAGAAGGAGTGCAACTGCTGAATCAAGTTTATTTCGTAAAGCAACTACATTTTTAGGGTTAGGTTATTCTCCAAATGAAGATGACATATACAGTAGTACTAAATCGTTTTTAGGGAAAAGGAGAAAGTAATGGGTGGATTAGTTAAAAGTTCATCAGACATTCGTAAGGAAAGATTAGAAGCAGATCGTTTAGCAGATGAAAGAAGACAAAAGTTAGAAGAAGATAGGTTAGCAGCCGAAGCAAAGCAAAAGCAAGAAGAGAGTCGTTTACGTGATGAGAATAACAGACGAAGTGCTAAGTTTCAAGCTGATAGGAATGCACGAAAGCGAATGTTTTTAAGTGCAGCACAAAACAAGTTACAAGATGATGAAGAGCTTGGACAGAAAACAAAATTAGGAGATAAGTAATGGGTGGTTTATTCAAAACAAGTTCAGCACCGGCAAGAGATGATTATGATAAAACATTAGCTGAGCAAGAACATAGAAAAAAGTTAGCAGAAGAAGAAGAGCGTCAAAAGTCTATAAATCGTGCTAAACAAAATGCGTTAGAAGAAGCGCAACGCGAGAAGCGTAGAAAGCAGTTTTTAAGTGTAACTTCAAACAAGGAAGAAGAAGATGACCTTAATAATAAGAAAACATTATTAGGATAATAAATGGATACAGGTAAAAGTATAGTTAGTGCATTAACAGAGTTAGAAACACGGAGAGCTAATTTAGTAGAGATATGGCAGGATTGTTTTAATTTAACATCACCAGAAAGAGGGGAAGGGTTTTACAGAACAAATGATCCAATGAATGTTGATAAAGGTAAACGAGCTGAATTGTTTGATAGTACAGGAACTGACTCGGTATCGTTATTTGCAAGTGCGTTAATGTCAGGTTTGACACCAAGTAACAGTAAGTGGTTCCAATTAGGCATACAAGGTGCAAATAATGATGAATTAGAAAGTACAGCAAGAAGTTGGTTACAAGAAACAAGCGAAATAATGTTTGACAGAATACATAGTTCAAATTATGACGCTGTTGCATTAGAGTTTCTAAAAGATATAGCTATTGCCGGAATGTCAGGTATGTATATTGATATTGATAGTACAGGAAATTTAATATTTGAAGAGTGGCCTTTATATAATTTATTTGTACAAGAGAGTAAGAGGAATGCAGGTATTGATACAGTTTACAGAAGATTACAATTAACTCCAATACAAGCATTAAATCTATTTGGCGAGAACTTACCAGAAGAAACTAAACTGGAAATAAAAAATAATAAAAATTTAAATGAATTAGAAGATTATGTTCATTGTATAAAGCCGCGAAGTGCTAAAGGCAAAGCTAATGTAAAAATGAAAAAGAATATGCCTTTTGCATCAATTTATGTACACATAAAAACAGGAAAGATAGTTAAAGAGAGTGGTTTTAATGAAATGCCTGTAATTATACCAAGGTGGGCTGTTATACCAGATACATCTTATGCAGTTGGCCCTTTTTACAATGCATTGCCTGATATGAAAAGTTTAAATGAATTAGTAAGACAATTTTTAACTAATGCTGAATTAGTTATTAGTCCACCACTTGTTGCAGATGATGACGGTGTAATCAATCCAAATACAATTAAGATTGGTCCAAGGGAAATAATGTTTAAGTCAACACAAGGATCAATAAAGCCATTATTTACTGTTGGTAATTTAGATTGGGCAAAAGGAATGATAAATGACTTACAAAATAGTATCAGAAAGCAGTTATTAGCTGATCAAATAGCCCCAGTATCAAAGCAGTATATGACAGCCCAAGAGATAATGCAGAGACAAGATACTATTAGAGGATTGTTAGGGCCATTGTTCGGTCGTTTAGAAAGTGAATATTTACGTCCTTTATTAGAGCGTGTATTCGGGTTGTTATATAGAAGCAATCAGTTTAGTGAAGTACCAGATGAACTTGCTAATATTGAATTTAAACCATCATTTACAGGACCACACGCAAGAGCACAAAGAATGGAAAGAGCTAATGTAATAATGAATTACATACAAAATCTATCTAATGTTGCACAAATAGATCAAAGTGTTTTAGATGTATTTGATTTTAAGAAAGCATCATTACGATATGCTGAACTTACAGGAGTTGAGCAAGACTTGTTAAGAAGTGATCGTGAAATAAAGCAAATAGAACAACAACGTAGTCAAGCACAAGCACAAGCACAAGCACAAGCAGGTATGATTAATGGTTAATAAAATAGTTCATAATGAATTTAGTAAGGTTGCAAAGATAGTATTTAATGAACCTGCTGGAAAAAAAGTTTTAGAGTATTTAATAAATAGATACTATAACCAAACAAGTTACACAAGAGACGATCCGTATCATACAGCATTTCTCGAAGGACAACGTGAGGTTATTAGATATATTAAAGCTGAATTAAATAAAAAGGATAACATAAATGAGTGAAGAAAATTTACAAAACGAAACAAAAGAAGTTTCTAATGCAGAAGAAACTGGAAATACTGAACAAGAAGAAGTACAAGCAGATTATTCTGCTGATGAAGAAGAGCTGCCAACACAAGACACTAATGAAAGTTATAAGTGGGTATTAGACAAATATAAAAGTGATAGTGGTGAGTTTGATAGTGACAAAGTTGCAAAGGCTTATGCTGAATTAACAAACAAGCTATCTGACAAAGGAATGTTAGCACCAGAAGATATTGACGGGTATGAGTTTGAATTAAGTAACGAAACTTTATATGACGATCAGGCAATACAAGAAACGAAAGAGTTTTTTAAAGAAATTGATTTGCCAGCGAAATATGCACAGCCATTAGCTGAACAATATGAAAAGCGAGTAAGTGAAGTTATTGAACATTATGAAAAGGAATTAGAAAATAATGATATGTCTAAGTTTACTGCTGATAATACTGCAAGTGAGTTAGAAAGCGAATGGGGTAAAGATTTTGAAGCTAACTTAGGTGCTGCTAATAAAGCAATTGAAACTTATTTTGATGGTGACATTGCTGAATATAAAGAGTTAGCTAATAATCCTGTATTTGCAAAAATAATGGCTAAAGTAGGAGCTGACTTAACTGAAGACACAGCACCTGCACAACGACAAGTAACAACTAATCTTACAGAAGAAGAAGTTGACTTGTTAATGTCAAGGGATGACTACTGGGAACCTGATAGTCCTTCATATAAAAAAGTGCAGGCTTATTTTAATAGCAAATAATCTTAATGTTGTTTTTGTTATGCAATTCACCAAAAGGGTGTGCAATTCCCTTACTTCTTTTAACATAGTACGGTTTTTGCACACCCTTTTGGGTTTTTCTTGCACATACGGCCTATTAAATAACGATTCTATCTGTGAAAAAGAGGCCAAACTAAGATTTTTAATAAGGAAAACTGCTTAAATTTGGATTATATCGAACAAAATTACTTTTAATCACATTATACTTAACAAAAAACAATAATATTACAACTAACTAAAAACAATTAAAGCGTCTATAACAGGCGCTTTTTTTATGTCTTTTAACACTAAATAGGAAAATGTTCTTTCTTTGATAAATAAAGTTATAACACAGAGTTTATCTTAGTCATTAGACAAGCCCAGTGAAAGAAGAAGACACCCTTGTAAAGGCCTTCTTTAAGTAAGTGATACGCAAATAGAAAACGAAGTGTACGGAAAATTCTACCGTATTCTTACGATTTTTGTTTGTAGCGAATGCGGTCATTTATTAAAGGAGAAAGACAATGGGTGACATTTCAACCGCATTCGTAACACAATATAGTAAAGAAGTAAAACACGCTTATCAACAAGTAAAACCTAAAATCGTTAGTGCTACCACAGTACATCGTAATGTTAAAGGTGATACTTATTCATTTCCTAAGTTAGGAAAAATCACTGCAAACGCTCGTTCAGCTCGTAATGCAGATATTACACTAATCACACCAGATCATACTAAAGTACCTGTTTCATTATCTGATCGTTATGCACAAATAGCGTTAGATGATTTTGATGCATTAAAGTCTAATGTTGATTATAGAAAGCAATATGTAATCAATACGACAGCCGCTATTGCACGTGAACAAGATTCAATGGCAGTATCAGCACTTGATGCAGCTACAATGGAAGCTGGTCATACTATTACAGCAACTGGTGGTTTAACAAAAGCAGAAATTCTACAAGCTGCTAAACTGTTAAATTTACAAGATGTAGCACCAGAGAATCGTTATATTGTTGTTTCACCTGCTCAGTTAGAGGATGCATTAAATACTACAGAAGTTACAAGTACTGATTACAATATTGCTAATACTATGCAAGGTTTATTAACTGGTGAATTAAAAAGTGCTTTTGGTTTTAACTGGATTATCAGTAATGAATTATCAGTTGCTACTGGCGTTCGTTCTTGTTATGCATTTGCTAAAGATGCTATTGGAACAGCTATGGGTTCAGATATAAGTACTCGTATTGGTTGGGACGAAAGAATGCAATCACATTTAATTACTTCAAAAACATCTTTAGGTGTTGGTATTATTGATACATTTGGTGTAGTTAAGTTAGAGGTTACAGAAGCGTAATTTGTAAAACTGCTTTTCACTCAGCAGTAAAAACTTACAGTGGATTAGTCTGCTGTAAGTTTTTTTATGGCTATTAAATCTCTAATTCAGAATAAAATATAAAACTTATAAATACTCGTATAGAAACGGAGTAAATAAATGCCATCTAATAAAGTCGAAATAGCCAATATTGCATTAGTAGGATTAAGAGCTACAACAATAAACTCATTTGAAGACGAAACAACAGAAGCATCAGTAATTAAAGTATTGTGGGATAACATAAGACAATCGGAATTATCAAAACATCCATATAACTTTGCAATTAAAAGATCTAAGTTAGCAAGGTTGTCAAATGAACCTTTATTTGGTTATCAGTATCAGTATCAATTACCAGTTGATTGTTTGCGTGTAATTAAAGTTGAAGACAATGTTGATTATAAACTTGAAAAAGATGGAAGGATTTTAACTAATGCTGAAAGCGTTGAATTGAAGTATGTATATGATAATGAAGATGTAAGTACTTGGTCAGCAAGTTTTTCAGCTTTAATGGCTGCAAAGTTAAGAGTTGAATTATCATTCCCGTTAGCAGCAGATAAAGAAATGACTAAGCTATCTATTGAGTTATACGAACGAAAATTAAGGGATGCTCGTTGGATTGATGCAAGTGGAGATATACCAGATAAGTTTGGACAACAACAAACTAATATTATTGGAGTTAGATACTAATGCCACGCTATTATAGTATTCAAAATAGTTTTACTGGTGGTGAAATAAGTCCTCGCTTATTAGGTAGAACTGATACTAATCAGTATAAAAACTCTGTTTCTGAAATGGTTAATTGTTATCCATTTTTGCACGGGGGTGTTACAAGGCGTAAAGGTTCTAAACATATTGGGAAATTAGAT